CGAAGTGGTGGGGGAGCGATGAAGCACCAATAGCTGTAACAGATAGGTTTGAATGTTTTATAGAAAGGAAAGTAAAATGAAGTATAGAGCAATAGTATTTAAGGATGAGCAAGAACAAGAGGAAACGTTGGTAGCGTTAAAGATGGCAGGAGTAGAGTGCTGGACTGAATGGTCAGAGAGTGGAGATGCCAAGGTGCTTGATTGTAAAGATAGAAAGATTGATAGCTAAACATATTGACAAGTGTGTTATAATGGTATTATGGATGCAAATTTATACGATAAACTATTAGACGTAGAGCAAGATATGGACTTTATGAAAACAACCTTTCTGGCAAGTTTTGCTGATAGGATGCTTAATGTAGAGTCTGCTATAGACTGTATTGATAAGAAAGTAAACATATTCCTGCCAGATAGAGAAGAACTTACAGAGTCAGAAAGTGCATACTTCGGTAAGTTTAACACTAGGCTATCTAAACACAGTAAAGAGATAAGTAAAATCAAACAACAACTAGGAGAGCCTAATGGATAGATACTGTGATATATGCGAGAAGATGGTTAAATCATACTACATTATAAACATCAAGGGAGTAAAACACTTCAAGGGTGAATGTGGGCATACATCAGCGGTAAGAGAAGAGAAGCCAAAAGGATCGCCAGGGATAAGGATAGGATGTGCTGGTATGGGTGCTGGAGGTAATAACAGGGTATGAATAAAGTATATGGTGAAAGACTATTAGTAACTAAGCTTAAAGAAGATGAAAAGTCTAAGACTGGCATTATACTAGGCAAGGTATCAAAGAGCTATGCAGAGTGCAAGGTTATAGGGATAGGCGATAAGTGTATGCTAGAGCTAAACTTTGGCGATACTGTTATAGTCAAGAACTCTATTAATACTATCAATATAGAAGATGATAAGTACATTGTTGAGATAGAAGATGTGCTGGGGGCTAAGTGATGGAAAGACTGCCGATAAGATTTGAAGAAGAAGTTTTGAGTAAGCATAAAGTGTCTTGGTTCGATGAGTGCCGATAAGTTATTTAGCATAATAGCCACTATTGTTGCGTTTGCGTTTGTAATATTCACAACACTAATAATAAATGGAACTGAGATTAGTGATAGAGCTGGTAATATCATATTTATATCAAGTATGATAATATTTGCATTAACTTTAATAGTTATAAGAAAGGTAGATAATGACTAAGGATAAAGGTGGTAGACCAACAGTAATGACAAAAGATGTACTACTTAAACTAGACGAATGTTTTTTAGCTGACCTATCAGATGAGCAAGCTTGCTATATTGCAGGAATATCAACAACACCATTCTATGAATATCAAGATAGGACAGAAGGGTATAAGGAGAGAAAACACACTCTCAAGAATATGACTACTGCAAAAGCTAAGATAAATATAGCCAAAGAGATAAATGATGCAGATAAAGAGATAAGTAAATGGTACTTAGAACGTAAGCTCAAGTCAGAGTTTAGCACTAGGCAAGAGGTAGACAACTCAGGGACAGTAACTAATATAGTGGTAGCATCAAATAAAGACAAAGAGGCGTTAGAAGATAAGTATGAATAATATAGGGCATATAAAATATACAATGTTTGATAGTGGTGGCAGACTATGTATAGGCAATATACAGGGTGAAGCTGATATAATAAGAAGAATGGATGCTAATGATATAGCAGAGTTTAACAACAAAGAGAATCCCTACTCTCAATTTTTGGAAGTTACAGAAGTTACCTACTATAGTGAATGATTACTCTCAGTCAAGTATTCCACAAGAATAGAGACGCTTTTAAAGCAGGTGTGCGATACATCGTTAATAGAGGTGGTACAAGTTCCACTAAAACATTCAGCATATTACAACTACTAACAGATATATCACGCAAGACTGATATGAAGATAGACGTGTTAGGACAGACAGTACCGCATTTAAAAGATGGCGTGCTAACTGATATGCCTCATGTATGCAAAGGGTTTGGGATAGTGTTTGAGAACTACTACAACAAGTCAGAGAAAGTATTCAAGCCTAAAGGTACAATGAACTTTATATCAATAGACAAGATAGGTAAGGCCCTAGGTGGACGTAGAGACATACTATATATAAACGAAGCTAACCATATACCATGGGCTATAGTCGAGCAGCTAATGATAAGAACACGTATTGCTATATTCATTGACTTCAACCCTACGAGCAAGTTTTGGCTAACTGAACAGGTAGAGCCTTTGTATGCAGATGATATGGTAGAGATAAGGTCAACATACTTAGATAATACAGAGTTAGAGCCAGCTATAGTTAAAGCTATAGAAGCTAAGAAAGGTGATAATAACTTCTGGCGTGTGTTTGGGCTAGGCGAGTATGGTAGAGCGGAGGGGCTTATCTTCACAGACTATGAGACTAACTGCATGTTTGACAAGGAATCGTTTGACCAATATAGGCATGGGGTGGATTGGGGATTCTCAGTTGATCCGTTCTCTTATAACAGGATAGCTATAGATAAGAAGAACATGATAATATATATATGTGATGAGATACATGGGCGTAATCTACAGAACACAGTAACAGCACCTATGGTTATAGCATACGCAGGATATGAGCCAGTATATTGTGATAGCTCAGAGCCTAAGAGTGTAGCAGAGTATGATAGCCTAGGTGTTAATGCTTATAGTGCTAAGAAAGGTCCTGGTAGTATAGAGACAGGTGTTAAGTACATACAACGTTATAAAGTAAAAGTACATAGCGATTGCCCACATACTGCTGATGAGTTTAATAACTACTCTTGGAAGATGGACAGAAAGACAGGCGAACCGTTAAACGTGCCTGAAGATAACTTCAACCATCATATAGACGGCATAAGGTATGCACTAGAAGGTGATATGTCAGGTGATGCTAATATTTCGTTTAGCTTTTTTTAGGCTAATTTTGTGATATGTTCTAAAACCCATATAATAGTAACAAATGGGTATAGTCGACAAAACTCTAAAACTAATAAAATCAATAAGCACAAGCGACCCTGCGGTAGTTGCGTTCTTTAATGGTGCAACACAAAGCCAGATAAAACAGCCTTATGCTAATGTTCCAGCAGTATATAAATCAGTAAAAGCAATAATAGACAACTCTGCCAACATAGATAGTATGCTAAAGAATGATAAGGATGAGGAAACAGAAGCTTTCCCTGAGATACTAGCACTATTCGATAACGTACGTGATGAATCAGGCAGACGTATGACACAGACAGAGCTTATAAAGAACATGGTAGGGTACATGAGTCTTAACGGTGAGCTATTCTTTTTAAAGAACGCTATGACAGAGGGCGAGCTTAAAGGAACACAGTTACCTAAGAACTTACAGCTTATTAACCCTATGAACGTACAAGAGATAACATCAAGCGATGGAACAGTGTCAATAGTAACTGGCTGGAACATATCAGGTAAAACTTACGGTATGGAACAGGTGATACAAATAAAAGACTTCAACCCATACTCACAGGTAAGAGGAACAAACCCAATACAAGTTATAATGGATGAATTAAGTATAGAGACAGGTGCAAGCGAGCATGTATGGTCTTTGTTTATGAACGGTGCAGCTCCAGGGATGATAATAGAGACTGAAAAGAATATGACACCAGAGCAACAGCACGCTTTTAAAACATCGTGGGACGCTAGGCATAAGGGTGGTAAGAAAAGTGGCAAGCTAGGGCTTCTACAAGGTGGTGCTAAAGCTAAACAGTTCGGGATGTCTAATGTAGATATGCAACTTACGGACCTGATAGCTAAAGCAGAAGAAAAGATAATAGGGTTATGGCGTGTACCTAAAGCTATGTTTGGATATACTGATAACTTGAATAGGGCCACATTCTTAGGACAGCTTAACGTGTTCTATACTATGACGATTATCCCTATGCTATCAACGTTTGAGAATACATTCAATAAAGAGATAGTAGAACCATATAAAGGTAAGCGTGTAGTATTCGCATTTGATTACTCCAACGTTGCTGCATTACAAGAACAGATAGGCGATAAAATAGACACAGCAGTTAAGCTTGCAAGTATAGGGTTCACACGTAACGAGATAAACGCAACATTAAACTTAGGCTTTGAAGAAAACACCGATTGGGGTAATACTTATTTTATACCGTTCTCACAAGTACCAGCAGGAGGAGCTTCTATTGCAGATAACCAAGCACCTGTTAAAGAAGTAAAAAAAAAAGCTACTGATGATTTAATAGAGCATAATGGCATGACATACACGCCGAAACAGTTCGCTTTCTCAAAGAACTTTAACAAACTACACGATAGCTTACATAAAGAGTTTACTAAAGCAGTAAAGGGATACTTTGATGGATTACGCAAAAGAGTATTAGATGCTATGGACGATAGCTCTAAAGGGTTTGCTACTGTCAATAACAAAGCTGTAGAGATTAATATAGACTGGTCCAAGGAAGCATCTATGCTAACATCTGAGATAGAAGCATATGAACGGTTAGCTATGGAAAAGGGTGTTGCTACTGGAATAGCTACTACTGGCATACGTATGGATGATAATATAAAGTATTTGATAAGCAACGCTACTACACAACGATTAAAATATGTAGTTGATGAGGTAACAGAGACTAATAGGAAACAAGTAAACGATACTATAACTAAGCTAATAGATGACGGTTCAAGCGTTGATGAATTAAAGGGTGGCATTAAACAATACTTCAATAGAGCTAACAATAGAGCAGAGACAATCGCACGTACTGAGATAACAGCACAACTTAACGGTGGGTTGCTATTACAGTATGACCAAGCAGGTATAAAGCAGAAACAATGGGTTACTAATATAGATGAGTATACAAGAGATGCACACGTTATGGCTAATGGACAGATAGTAGATACTAACAAAGCGTTTCTAGTAGATGGTGAGTTTCTAATGATGCCTGGCGATGGTAACGGCTCAGCAGGAAACGTTATTAACTGCAGATGTTCTGTATTCCCTGTAAGGGAGGAGTAGATGACACTAAACGCTATTACTAGACACGACAACCAGCTAGAGTCTCATATTGATGGTATAAGGGCTATGTCTGTAAGAGGCTTTCAATCAGTAACGGTGGCAGATTGGGATAGCATAGATATTACATACCCATCAGATACAACAGAGCTATTTACCTATGCTAAAGGAAGCACAACGATTGCTACAGTACTTGTAACATACACAGATAACACAAAGGCAAGTTTACTTAAAGTAGAAAGAGGCTAATATGAAGCTACAATTTAACCCTATAAAGTTTGCGTTTGATTGGGTAGCTACAGCGTCAGATTTAGTTGTTGACTTCTTAAAGCTAGACCAGACAACACCACAAAGCATAATCAATGGCAGTGCTTCTGTAATAGCACCTACTAGCGATTTACATATAGCTAATAAATATTACGTTGATTCTAATGTCGATTTAGATGGTGGA